ATTATCAGGTTGATATATAAGTACTGGTATATTCTTTTTATTGTTATCTATAATACTATTACATATATTTTTAATGTATATATGATAAAAATATTTTTTTGTAATAGATTTATTAGTAATACAATTTTTGAATATTTCCTTTACATACTCTATATGGGAATGGGTGAAAACCTGATTTAAGTCTACAAACTTGTATTTAGTTTTAGGTAATACGTAGGTGTTATACTTGATTTTCATTTAACTCGCGCATTTTTTGAAAGTTCTTCTCAAAAAAGCTATCATACTCTACAAGAATATAATCTTTATATCGAGTATAGTTAGAAAATGTAAAATTACTACTTATTTTTTCGTTAAAACATATAAATTTACATCTACGAGTGATTTTAACTATTAAAAACCAAAGAGTATTACTTTCTGCTTGTTTAATCCATTTATCTAGTTGTTTGGACTCTGTAAAAAAACTATGGAAGTCAAGCTCTTTGTAGTTTTTACATTCAAACTTCCAGTTAGATATAGATTCAGGGACTATAATATCCCCATCCATCATCCGCCTTTGAGATTCAGTAAGATCACTAACACGGAAAATATTTGCTCCACCGGTATAAGCCCCTGAATTAGGGACACGCATAAAGTTTTCATTAAAAATCTCACTTAAGTGTTTTGCTACTTCTCTCTCCCAGGCATTACCCTTGGCTTTAGCTCTACTAGGCATAAAAATATATACCCAAAATACACAAATTTACAAGGCTAGCTTAAATCAATATAAACATTACCTTCATGTCCTTTTTCTTTAAAATAATTAGCATCACTCACGGCAAACGGACATTTTACCCACATATAACCTTCAGCTCTTAATAGTTCTCTTAGCTCTTTACCCGCTGACTGTATATATTCTAATTGTTCTTGACCTTCGGAGTTACTTATTTTACCTTTAATACCCGGAGACAATTGTTGTCCATATTTCGAATATAAATGCATAACATCACTATAATGCTGTAATTCTAAAACACTACCATTGACAGTCTTTTTGAATAATTTTCCACCTGGGCCAGCACCTCTCTTGAATATCATCCCTATCTCTTTATTATCTGTATAATTAGGACCAAGAGTAGCGACAAGTTTATCTTGTATACTCGTACTCTGTCTACCTAAATTTATATTCCCATGACTGGTAGTACCGCGATAAACTTCTATAGAATTATTTTCGTTTAGTTTTTTTTTCCGCTTTTTCTTTTTTACTTTACCTCTACGCGTAATAGTACTACCTAAAACTTTAGGAACACGAGCATCGTCTGGATCACCATATGCAGCGGGATTACTTTTATATGCAAAATCTGTAGTACCTGCTATACCTGCATCAGCCACAGTAAATTCCGTTAAATACTCATCACAAAGATTATCAAAATCCATATAATTATTTATTAAAAAAGTTGCAAATTCCAAATATAAAATAAATAAAATAAAGAGAGAAGGATAAAACTCATCTCAATATTACATAGTTGATTTCTATAGTTTATATCTATAATAAATGTATATGGATGTTGAGGAGATTATAGAGCGTTATAGTAATGAACTAAAACCAGAGATTAATATTAATAAGTTAGATCTCGATAATCATCAATCAAAACTACCTTCATTGAAGCATAAGTGGGCAGCTCGTTATATTAATCACAAACGTAAGCTTATAAAACTCAAGGCCCAGAAACGAACTCTAAGTAATCGATTAGTTTCAAATTACATAGAAAACTCCCCAGTTAAAATTAATGTTAATATAGCAGAAAAATCTATACAACAAGATACATCTATATTAGATATTAATAGTAAGATTGAACAAGAAGAATTATTATTAGAGTATTTAGAGAAAATACAAAATATAGTTAATAACATTCAATGGGATATTAAAAATTTAATCGAGTTAGAAAAGCTCGAACTACAATGATAGAATTCGAATATTTAAATAGTAATCAATGTGCGGTAGTTGGCCTTGAGTTTGACGTTATACGAGAGTATTTTAGTATCGAAAACAAAGCTGCAAAATTTCAACGTCATGGTAGATCTAGATTTATAAAGGATAGAATATATGCTATAACACCTAAAGGAAAGATGGATATAGGCCTTATAGGAGAAGTTATACGTTATTGCAAACAACACTCTATAGATTGGGAAATAAAATCTAAAGTCTTAGAATTATTCAGTCCTAATTTACCTACACCTAAAAATGATTATAAACTTAATTTTGAACTAAGAGATTATCAACAAGAGATAGTTGATAGATGTATAAACGCAGGAAGAGGTACTGTAGTATTAGCAACTGCTGGTGGTAAGACCCTTACAATGGCGAGCTTGATAGAATACTACTATCAAAACGTTAATAAATTTTTTAAAGGATTGATTATAGTACCAGATTTAGGTCTAGTAAATCAAACTCATGGAGATTTTAATGAGTATGAAGTAGGCTTCTCCCATTCAATATGGTCAGGTAACAATGAACTCAACAACAATACTAATATTATTATCGCTAACATGGGTATACTACAAAGTGAAAAAAGCGATATAAAGTGGCTAAAAAATATAGATATACTAATTGTCGATGAGACCCATAAACTTCGCAAAGATAATAAGATTAATAAAATCATTAAAGGTATTCCAACAACACATAAGTTTGGATTTACTGGAACCCTTCCAGATGAACCTTTAGACAAATGGAACATATTCGGTAAGATCGGACCTAAACTATATGAGAGAAAAGCATATGAATTAAGAGAAGATAATTATGTAACACCTGCTAAAGTACATATCTTTCAACTTAATTATAATACTATACTTTCAAAGATTTATGACAAGGAATCACCTGTTAGTTTCTACCTACAAGAAGGTGAGTATATAAAGACCAATGTTTATAGAAATAATTTTATAAGTAAAATTACATCTCGCTTGGATAATAATACTCTTATACTCATTGATTATATAGAACACGGAGAAATATTATTTGAATACCTAACTAAGGCTTGTGAAAATAAAAGAGTATTTTTTATTCAAGGAGATGTCGAAATTGAAGAGCGTAAAAAAATACAAAACCTTATGGAGACAAATCAGGATATTGTAGTTATAGCTATATCTAAAATATTCTCTACTGGTATTAATATTAAAAATCTACATTATATTATCTTTGCTAACGGCGGTAAGGCAAAAATAAGAATTATTCAAAGTATAGGTAGGGGTCTACGCTTGCATAAAGATAAGAAGCAGCTTATAATATTCGATATAGCTGATAATCTTGTATATGGACAACGTCATGTAGAGCAGCGGAAAAAACTTTATAAATCTGAAAATATAAAATATGAGCAAACCAAGCACTTCGAAAAGTAAGAAGAAAGAGTTCTATGTAAATCCTAAAGAGTTTTACAATGAAATCAAAACATTCTATGAGACTGATGATTTAGTTGACTCATTAGCTGAATCTGTAAACAAGATTGCTATAGGGTTAAGCTATGCGACTAATTTTATCAATTATACATATAAGGATGAAATGGTCGGGGATGCTGTAGTTAAGATGTTCACTGCCCTCAAACATAAAAAGTTTAACATTGAATCTCATTCGAATCCCTTTTCATATTTCACCACTATCGCTTATCATGCTTTTATTAATAGAATCAAAAAAGAAAAGAGATATAAGCAAACAATCAATGAATATCAAGAAGTAGTTTATGAAGAAACTATGTGTGAAGAAGGTAGTGGTAGAGTGTATGTAAAATTACCTGATGAAGAGAGTAATTTTGTTGATTAATGAACAATCGTATAGCATTTTTTACGGATCTTCATCTTGGTGTTCACCAAAATAGTGAAAAGTGGCTCACTATCGCTCATAAGTGGGCTAAGTGGTACAAAGAAGAACTCGAGAGTCACAACATAGATGAAATAGTATTTGGAGGGGATTTCTTTCATTACAGAGATGAGGTTAATGTAAAGTGTTTACATACCGCTAATTTAATTTTAGATCTATTTAAAGATTTTAAAATTACGATGATTACCGGTAATCACGATTCTTATTATAAAGATAATAGTACAGTTAATTCCTTATCTATTCTTAATTCTAAAAATAATATTAAAATTATTGATGAACCGGAATTAATAAAAATAAAAGGTAAGAATCTAATGATGTGCCCCTGGGGTACAGAGATTGAAGATATCCAACCAGCTGATATTATTTTTGGTCACTTCGAGATTCAAAACTTCAAATATAATAACTACAAAGTATGTGAATCTGGTTTTAATTCAAAAGATCTGTTAAATAAAACCGATCTAATATTCTCCGGTCATTTTCACAAAAGAGAAGAGAGGAAATATGATAATGGTACTATAATATATGCAGGTAATACGTTTGAGATGGATTTCGGTGATATAAATGATAGAAAGGGATTCTATATTATTGATTTAGATAAATTAGATTTTGAGTTTATACCTAATAATATTTCTCCAGAGCATGTTAAAATAAAAACAAGTCAAATTACTGATCTTCCAAAGTATAAAGATAAACTAGATAATATTATACTTAAACTTTATGTCGATAATGATATTAGAATTAAAGATCTAGATACTATTGTTGCAAAGGTTAATACATATAATCCAGTAGATTTAACAGTAGACTATCTTTATAAGTTTAATCCTGAAGACAACCTATTTACTAATGAGTTATCTGATTTGAATACTAGAGAATGTATTATAGAATATATTGAAAATACAATAGATGATGAATACAAAGTAGATGTAATTAAAAAGACAATTGAAATATATAAGCAATTTGTATGAAGCACGTTAATTTTAATTCTATAAAACTCAAAAACTTTCTATCTGTCGGTAATGATTTAGTTGAAGTTAATTTTAAAACAGGTATTAGTATAATCACTGGTACTAACAAGGATAAACTTGATCGACGAAATGGGGTAGGTAAAAGTACTATAGCTGATAGTATCCACTTTGCTATCTTCGGGGAGACAATAAGGGAAATACCTAAGGGTAACATTGTTAATAATATTACACAAAAGGGGACATACGTAGAGCTCTCATTCTCTATAACAGAGGGTCAAGATGTAAATCATTATAAAATTATAAGAACACTTAAACCTACTAAATGCTTTTTATATATAAATGATGAAGATAAAACTGAGAGTACTATAATTAATACAACAAGTAGAATTAAAGAGTTGTTATCAGCTTCTGCAGAACTATTTCAGAATTGTGTTATTATGTCTCTTAATACAACTTTACCTTTTATGGCTCAAAAAAAGGTAGAAAAAAGAAAATTTATTGAAGGTATACTTAAGTTAGAAGTATTCTCTCAAATGCTTCAAGTAGCAAGAACTGAGCATAATGATGTATTAAGGGATTATGAATCAGTGAATAAGGAATTGGTACATCAGAATAATTATAAAGATATAACTGTTAAACAATTAGAGGATAAAAAAGAAGAGAATAACAATAAAATTGATAGATGTAATTTAGATATTAATCGTAAAAATAAAAAGATTATAACACTACAAGATCAAATAACCGAACCAGATCTAAAATTAGTTGAATCTATACGAGAAAAGAAAATTGATTTTGATGATAAAGTATCAGAAATACAAAAAACTATAGACAATTTTCATCTCAAAAGAATGGGTTATGAAGCTGAAATAAAAATGTATAAAAAAACATACAGTAGTATAGGTACTGATTTATCTAAGTGTCCTGTATGTTTACATGAGATATCGTCAGACGATAGAACGCATATAGAAAAAGAAAAAAATAAGATAACTAATGACATTAAAGCAAGAGAAGAAGATATAAAAGACATATATATACAGATAGATAATTTAAAGGATAGAAAGTCTACATTTATATCTGAGTCTGATAAATGTAAATCATTTCTTAAAGAATGTCTAGCTGCTGTTGAATCTAATAAGAGAGTAAAATCTACTATAGACGATTTAAAAGAAGAGATTGCAGAGATTAATAAAGAGATAGCTAGTATAAATGATACATCAGCTAATTATAGTGATTTAAACGTTCAGTTAGAAAAATATTCTAAAGAAGTATCTATATTAGGCGAGCAAGTTGAAATACTATCTAAAAATAATAAGATTCTAGAGTTTGTTAAATTTATACTATCTGAAGAAGGAGTCAAATCTTACATAGTAAAGAAAATACTAAACATACTTAATAATAGACTTCTATATTACTTAGATAAAATGGATGCAAATTGTGTTTGTAAGTTTAATGAATTTTTTGAAGAAGAGATTAAAAATGATAAAGGTCAAGAATGTTCTTATTTTAATTTTTCAGGCGCAGAACGTAAAAATATAGATCTTGCATGTCTGTTTACTTTTATGGATATAAGGCGAATGCAGGGAGATGTATCTTATAATTTAGTTATGTTTGATGAATTACTGGATTCTTCTTTGGATGAAAAAGGAGTAGAACTTGTCATTAAGATCCTTAAAGAACGAGTAGATCAATATAAAGAAGGTATTTATATAATTTCTCATAGGAAAGAATCCACTAAAGAGAGTTCCGGGGAAGTAATTTATCTTGAAAAAAGCAATGGAATTACCCGACGGGTAGAATATAATAATTAATATGCTTTCTCCTTTTAATGTCGTAAGCCGCAAACCTTTTAGTGGGATAGAGCCCGCTAGTGTGTTAGGTAATATTAACACAAAGCTATACAAGCCAGCTGCGCAACCGAAGCAAAACGATCTCAGTCGGGTTTTAAATTTCTATGCAGATTACTCTGGCTGTGGTCATTGGCGTATGATCTGGCCTGAGAGTCTGTTAAGAGTTAATCAGTCCTTTAATATATCTGGTGGTACAGTTATGATCGCTGACCCTAATTTCTACGCAGATGTAAAAGCTATCAGAATTCAAAGACAAGCTACTGAATCTCAAAAGCAGTTCATGTCTTTTGTGAAAAAAATAAAGGAACAACAAACTGATAAAATGAATATTATTTATGAAATTGATGATATTATTTTTATTGAAGATATTCCTGAGTATAATAAATTTAGAACCGCTTTTGATAATCCTAAGGTAAGACAAACCTCTATGGAGATAATGCTCATGGCTGATGAGATGACTGTTACTAATCAGTACATGAAAGATTACTTCAAAGATAAAACAGGTCACGAGCAAGTGACTGTTATTCCTAATTTTGTTCCTAAGTTTTGGATGGATAGATTCTATGAAAAAACTATAGTATCGAAAAACTACGAAGATAATATCAAAAAACCAAGAATATTATATTGTGGTTCTGGAGCTCATTTTGATGTAGATTCGAGAGTAAAACATAGAGATGATTTCGAGCATGTTAATGATGTAATTAGAAAGACTGTTAATGATTTCCAATGGGTTTTCTTTGGAGGCTATCCTGCTCCGTTGAGGGATCTAATACAATCCGGTAAGATAGAGTTTCACTCATGGGAAACCCTTATGAGCTATCCGTATAAAATTCAAGCCCTGAAACCTCAATTAATATATGCACCGCTTGCGGATAATAATTTCAATAAAGCGAAAAGTGATTTGAAATTTATTGAAGGTTGCTGCATGGGCATACCAACAATTTGTCAAGATATTGTTACATACTCTAATGCGTTTTATAAGTTTAAAACAGGACCTGAGCTTATAGATCAGATTAAGTATCTAACTAAAGATCGTAAGAAGTATATAGCTGAAAGTAAGAAAGCGCGTAGATACGGAGAAACTAGGTGGCTAGAAGATAATATTTCATTTTACGAAGAACTCTACAAATACCCTTACGGTCACCCAAGCCGAACAAATATTAATAAATTGAACAATATAGTTGTAAAATAACGGAAACCTTCTATACTATCTTATATGTATAGAGGATTAAGCTACATGCCGCATGAACGTAAAATGCGGCTCTTTACGTGGTCGGAGGATGGTGAGCGCATTACAACAGATGTAGGTTACCATCCTTATTTTTATTACGAAACTAATAATAAAAGACTACAATCTGCTACTTCTTTGTATGGTACTAAACTTAGACAGATAGTTTGTCGCTCAGAAAAAGAAAGACGGGATAAAATCAAAGATATGGGTATTGATCGTATCTTTGAAAATATAACCCCATACCAACAATTCCTGATAGATCAATATTGGGAAAAAAATGAAGATGAAGAATTTAATAAATATCCTCTCAAAAATTGGTTTTTTGATATCGAGGTTTATTCTCCTGATGAGTTTCCTAGACCAGAAGACGCTAAGTTTCCTATTAATATTATTACTATTTATGATACTATAGAGAAACACTATTATTCATGGGGTCTAGGCCCTTATGTACCAGAAACAGATGACGTAACATATGTTAATTGCGATAACGAGAAAGACCTATTGTGGAACTTTCTTAATTTTTATCGTAAAGACCCGCCAGATATTTTATCGGGATGGAATAGTGAGACATTTGATATTCCTTATGTTATAAATAGATTAGATAATATATTTGGAGAAGATGTTCGTAATATGATTTCTCCTATGAACGAAGAATTACGACGACCAGTATATGCTCGTCAGTTTATGGGTTCCTTTGGTAGGGAACAAACCAAGTATATTGTTGAAGGTATAAGTATGCTTGATTATCTTGATATTTATAAAACTTTCTCTGTAGGTCAAAGAGATAGTTACAAACTTGATTCAATTGGAGAATACGAGGGAGTAGGTAGAAAGATTAATACTAATAATACTAACCTAGCAACTCTTGCAGAGAAAGATTGGAAGACATTTGTTGATTATAATATTCAGGACGTTACTCTTCTTGCTAAATTAGATGAGAAGCTTCAATTCCTAGGCCTAGTAAGGATGTTATCTTATGTTGGATTAACTCCCTTCAACGCTGCGCTTGGTACTATCAGTACAGTAAACGGTCGCGCGATTATACAAGCACGTAAAGGAGATGACCCGCGGGTTATACCTACATTTATTAAGGATACTTCTCGTTCTGAAAAATATGAGGGGGCATATGTAGGGGAACCACAAAGAGGGTTTAAGGAGAATATAATCTCTTTCGATGCTAACTCACTATATCCTTCTACAATGATTACTTTGAATCTAAGTCCTGAGACTAAGTTTGGAGCTATTACATTTACTGATGATACTCATGTGCATGTTAAATCTGTAAATAATGAGGATTTTAAATTTACGAAACCCAATTTTATTAAATGGGCTCAAAAGAATAAAATAGCTATAACAAAAGCTCGCAAACTCTTCTTTCAAGAACCTATTGGTATCTTCCCTGCAATATCTAAACATTTCTACAATATCAGAAAAGAGAAAAAACAGCTCATGTACAAGTTAAAGAAAGAGCTGACCAATCTCAAAAATACAGTAGATAATATTACTGATAAAAAAGAGAAAGAGATAGCTGAAAAGAGGCTACAAGAACTTCCAGTTAAGATTAATCAAGCTCATATTTATCAATTAACTTTAAAGATTCTTATTAATCGTATATATGGTTATTTTGGTAATAAACATTCGCAAATGGGGGATGGTGATATTGCACGATCAATTACTCTTACTGGTCAAGAAGTTATTAAACAAAGTAATGTAATCTTACGGAACTATATTACAGAAAATACTGACCTAACAGAAGAAGATCTTAACAAAGATAATCCTGTTTTATATAATGATACTGATTCCAGTTATGTAACTATAACCCCGTTGCTCAAACATTTAAATATTCCGTTGTACATAGAAGCTCATTCCCCTGCTACTAATAATATTGTAGTTAAGCCTGAGGTTTATGATTTAGTACAAGATATAGAAGATTATCTAAATGTACATATAGAGCAATGGGCAAGAAAATCTCTTAATACTATAAGACCTGAGTTTGTATTTAAGAGAGAGTCTATTTGCGATAAAGGGATGTTTTTGCAAAAGAAAAGGTATGTACTTCATAAACTAGATGACGAAGGAGACCCATGCAATACATTCAAATATACTGGGGTAGAAGTTGTTCGTACGACAATGCCAGATCCTGTTAAGCCGCATGTGAAGGGTATAATCGAGAATATGATTATGACTGGGGATGAGTCTAAGACGAATGAAATGTTTGAAAAGGTATATAATTTATATTCTAGCTTACCTATTGAAGATATTGCTTTTGTTATGGGTATTAAAGATTACGATAAATATGCAATCAAAGCTAATTCATTTTCTATAGGTAAAGGTACCCCTATACACGTTAAGTCTTCTATCTTTTATAATGAATTACTAGAAGAGTTTAATCTTACTGGTATACATGAGAAAATAGGTTCCGGGGATAAAGTACGTTACTTTTATGTACAACAACCAAATAAGTATGGTTGTAATAGCTTAGCGTTTAAATATAATTTACCTGAAGAGTTTAAGCACTTGTTCCTAATTGATCATGAAAAGATGTTTGAAAAGACTATTTTTAAAGTTATAGAACGTTTCTATGAATCAGTAAAGTGGAAGCCATACAAACCAGGAGAAGCATATCAAACAGATTTATTTGACTTTTTTAGTATTAGCCGTTGATAACTAAAATAAGTATACTATTATATTTTTATGTACGACGAATATAAAATTGTTGTTTATAATGACGGTATTGGAAGGACTTGTTTTGGAGAAGTATTAGAAGAAACTGATACTACTTTAAAACTCAAAGACCCTGCAATGATTATGGTTACGCCTAATGAATCAGGACAGATGAAAGTCGATGTTATTCCTCTTTTCTTCGGTGAGTTTATTGTTCCAGGGGAAGATGGTTCCAAACAATGTGTGTTTAATATTAATAAAAATAATGTATCAGTAATTGAAGTAAATCTTACTGAAAGTATTACTAAACACTACTTCACTAAGATTAATATTAAAGAGACCAAAGAAACAGATACTACTCCAGATATTAAATTATTTGAAGATTAATTATGGATATAAATAAACTTGCCAATAAAGCTTTTGCGAGCTTACAGAAGATAAATAGTAATGCGACTACACTCGAAGACAATACATTAAGTAATGTCACGGAGTGGATTGATACGGGGTGTCTAGCTTTAAATAGCATTATCTCTGGGTCCCTCTACGGTGGTGTACCTAAAGGTCGTCTTATTATCTTTAGTGGGGAATCTGGCTGTGGTAAGACTTTTATTCTTAATAAGATTCTTGGCAATGCTCAAAAGATGGGAATGATTCCTATTATCTTTGATACTGAGGTTGCAGTTGATACATCAAGTGCTGAGGGTGTCGGACTCGATAGTTCGCAAGCTAAGTATGTACCAGTAGATACTGTAGAAGCATGTCGTAATCAGATTATGACATTCCTTGATCAAGTAGAAGCAGAACCAGAACTACATGGTAAGTTTATTATATCTATCGATTCTTTAGGTAATCTTGCATCAGAAAAAGAACTCAGAGACGCAGAACAAGGGAAGGGTGCTATGGATATGGGTCTTAGAGCTAAACAGCTTAAATCCATGATGAGAATGATTACATATAAAGCTGCTATAACAGGCACCACTGTTATAGCAAGTAATCATACATATGCAGATCCAGGTGCACTACATCCTACCTTAGTTAAAACTCAAGCTGGTGGGTCTGGTCCTATCTATATGGCATCTGTTCTTGTCCAGATGGCCTCGAAGAAAGAAAAGACTGATTCAAATAATGAAAAAGATGTAGCATTAACTGAGTCGAGAAACTACAGTGGGGTTACTCTTCGTATGTTGACTGTTAAGAACCGATTTGTTCCTGCTTTTTTGCAGGCTGAAGTTTATCTTAACTTCAAAACAGGTCTTGATAAATATTCTGGTTTGAGAGATGTTGCAGTGTCGCATGGGGTTATTGAGCAAACTGGAGCTACATTTGTTATGGATGGTAACAAACTAGGTTATTACAAGAACTGGCGTAAGGATGAAGAGTTGTGGAAAACTATTCTCGAACGGCTTGAAACATCTATTAAAGATAAGTATCGCTATGGTAAAGAGTTGAACGAAACTGCTATTGGTGATATAATCAAAGAAGATGAAGAAGGGTAAAGCAATTGTTCCAGTAAGTGGAGGTATAGACAGTAGTGTAATACTTGCGTATGCGCGTTCTAAGCATACGCAAGTATTTCCTATAACCTTTGATTATAGTCAAAGACATATTAAGGAATTGATATGTGCAAAACGTCAATCTGGAGATGATTTTAAGAGGGTAAATCTTTCTTTCTTTAGAGATATTGCTGGTAGTTCATCTTTAACTAATGATAATATCGATGTTGCTAAAACTAAGGATGTTCTCGGGGATGCTCAAACAGTGAATTACGTACCCTTTAGAAATCAAATGATGCTGTCTATTGCGTGCGCTTATGCTGAGAGTATGGAAGCTAGTACCGTATATCACGGTGCTGCGCTAATTGATAGCCAAGCGGGTTACTGGGATGGTAGTATTGAATTCTTAGATAGTATTAATAATCTTGTTGCTCTCAATAGGAAGAATAAAATCAATATAGAAGCACCTTTAATAGATAAAACTAAGAGAGAGATAATTCTCATGGGTGCTGAGTTAGATGTCGATTATAGTAAGACATGGACTTGTTATGAAGGTAAGCGTAAGGCATGTGGTTACTGTACTGCTTGTAGTTCTCGTATAAAAGGATTTTTAGATGCAGGAATCAAGGACCCCTTGCTATATGAGCGTAATGATATACCATGGTAATATATTATGTGTGGAATAATTGGATCACCGTATAAAGAGGCTTTCAAACACTTATTTAAGCAAAACCAAGAGCGTGGTAATTTTGCTTATGGTGTGATTAAGTTTTGCATAAACAATAAAGTTAAGGTAGTTAAGGATACTGACTTTGAAAGGGATTTAAAATTTGAAGATGACACAGTCTTTTATTTAGGTCATCTTCAGTCCCCAACTTCTACAAAGAGAGAATTCTCTAAAGAAACAACTCACCCTTTTGAGTATAAAGGTATGTACCTAGCTCACAATGGTGTATTGAGTAATTTTGAGAAACTAAAAACAAAATATAATAAACACCTACCAGAGGATACTGTTAATGAAGTTGATAGTAGTATTATTCTACCTATGGTTGATAAGATAGGACTCAAAGCTGCGTTACAGGAGTTAGAGGGAACTTTTGGATGTTGGTTATATGATTCTAATACCTCTGAATTATTTGTTTTTAGATCTGGTAGTACTATTTATACTGATGATAGGAATCTAAGTTCTAAGCCTATAAAAAACTGGCAACTTCTTGAAGAGGGAGTAATATATAGATTTAACTTTACTAAATTAAAATATGAGCCAATTGAGACGTTTAGAACAAACAACGGATTTTTCATATGATCCTGATAAAGTTTTAGTTGTAAGTACCACCACTAAAACGAAGTATGATCAAACTTTACTATATGAAAGTTTAAAAGACCAGTCTTACACAGGTAAGTTTATTATTCATGAGAATAATAAAAAAGGATTGTGTGAGGTATACAATCAGTATATAACTAATGAATGGGATTGTGTAATTTTTGCTCATGATGATATATACATAGATAGTTGTAATTTCGTAGAAAAAATATATGATGGCTTCCGGTATGATAAGTTTGACATATGCGGTCTTGCTGGTGGGTCGAACTTAAAAATACAAAAACCTCTTCTATGGCATTTAATGACAGCCCGAGAAACTCAATCTGGAGTTGTAAGTCACGGCACAAAAAATAAATACATACCTTCAGTATTTGGTCATATAGGTAAAGAAACTGTCCTTCTTGATGGGCTTTTTCTAGCTTTCCAACCTAAAACTCTTATTGAAAAAAATATTAAATTCGATGAGAAGATAAAGGGGTTTCATCATTATGACTTAAAGTTCTCTGTTGATTGTTTTCAGGCAGGTCTTATACTAGGTACAGTACCGATACATGTAATACATAACTCTCCGGGTTTGAGAGATTTTACAAAAGAGTATCGAGATTCAGAAGAATATTTCTACAACGAACTAAAAAGATATGCCAGAGAATAACTTACTTAAAGAAGATTTTGAGTTTATAGAAAAATTAGTAATGAAGAACTGCTTGGAAAATGAGCAGTTCCTCTCTATTACAATACCTTACTTAAAAACTGATTTATTCTCTAATAAGCATAATAAACGTATAGTAGAGCTTCTTCAGAAATATTTTTCTAAGTTTAATAGGAAACCAACTTCTACTGAATTACTTGTATTTCTCAATAGTGATAAGCTCAAAGAAGCCTATTCAATAGTAAAGAATAATTCTGATAATATAACTGAAGAGATAGATTATAATACTCTTTTAGATCATACAGAGAGGTTCTTAAAGCTTCAAGGCTTTCAAAATACTTTACTTCAAATAGCAGAGAAATGGGATTCAGTAACTGATAAAGAAGATTTAGTTTCCTTTTATAATAATGTAGAGAAAATTATTGGCTATAGTTTAAGAAGCAGCGAGGGTCATAATTACTTCGACGAGCTTGAAACTCATATTGATAATCTCCTTACTGAAACTAATCACCTTAGTACTGGTATTGAATGGTTAGATGAATTATTAGGTGGTGGTTTTCAACAAGAAGGTAGGTCAATGTATATCTTCGCTGGTGAAACTAATGTAGGTAAGTCTATATTCTTACATAATATGGCAGTTAATATTATGAAGCAAAATAAGAAAGTTATTTTGTTTAGTTTAGAGATGTCTGAGCAAATGTATAATATTAGAATTACATCTACTATTTCTCAACTTGATAATAATACATTGAAAGATAATGTTGAGGGAATTAGAGACGGTGCTATGAGATTTAAAATGATGAGACCTGATGCTGGTCTCATCGTGAAGGAATACCCACCTAATAGTATAACTCCTGCAATTCTCAAGACGTATACTAAACAAATTATATCTACTAAGAAATTTAAACCTGATGCGATTGTTGTAGATTACTTGAATCTATTAACATCTGATGGCAATAACTCTTACGAGAAAATAAAAAATATCAGCGAGCAGTTGAGAGCATTATCATATGAATTTCAATGTCCTGTTATTACTGCTACTCAGCTTAATCGTACTGGTTATAGTGGAGCTGGTTCTTCTTCTCAAGCTCAAGTATATGATCAACGAGGACCTGGGATGTCATCAGTGAGTGAGAGTTACGGTACAGGTGCTACAGCAGACGCAGTTGTTGGTTTATTTCGTACGGATCAAGATAAAGAAGATAATGCAATACATGTAAATATAATGAAGAATCGTTTTGGTAGTAATCACGGAGTTACTAGACTTGGAATGAATTACAGAACAATGACTGTCTTTGAAGATGATGCATTAAATGAGAATGACGAGGTAGGTGACATAGAGCTATCTGCTGGAGAATACGGGGAAAAGGGATAAATATAAGTACATGGATCGTTATATCGTTTTCACAGATTTTGATCTTGATGGGGCTGGATGTTACCTAACATACAAGTGGTTTTTTCCTGATCAAGATACTGAGGTTATACCTCTTAAAGTTAGTAACTTGAGAGAAAAACTTCTCAGCTGGCTTAATAATAATAGTTTTGAAGGTTATAAGCGCATATACTTCTTCGATCTCGATACAACAGATATTGCTGATTTAATTGATAGACCAAATGTAGTTATTGTTGACCATCACGAGACTCATAAACAAGAATACAAACAAGCTCAAACAAATATAGTTGTAACTACTTCTTGTAGTAAATTACTTTATAATCAGTTTAAGCAAAGTGAAACTAAATTAAGTGTACCTCAAATTAAATTATTATCCTTAATTGACGATTACGATAGTTATACCTTAAAATTTCCAGATAGTTATAATCTTAATATTTTATTTTGGTATTTCAATTCCAATAGACTTCAATTTTTTGCGGAGAGATTCAAAGAGGGGTTTGATGGTTTTACATCTCAAGAAAAAAATCTACTCAGAGCGTATAGGAGAAAATTTAAAAAATATTATAATGATCTAAGATTGTATACTGCAGATATAGAGTTGAAGGGTAGTAGTTATACATTTATTAGTGGTTTTGTTGATAAGTATGTAAATGACGTAGCGCATAATATACTGAACGATAATAAACAATGCCATATAGTTATGCTTATAAACTCTGGAAATAAAAGAGTGTACTTTAGGAAACAGAATGAAGTAGATATCGACCTAGGTAAGTTAGCCGCAAACTTATGTGATGGAGGTGGTCACAAGAATGCTGCAGGAGGAGTACTTAACGACACTATAAAAATATTAAGTAAAGATTTTCAACCTCTATGACAGATCCGTATACAATACTTGAGAAGAAAGATAGTGATCATAAGTTTTTGTGTTTATGCTCTTATGTGTCTATTTGTGAAAACAAAAAGATGAATCTCGCTAATGTGTTATTACTAACTTTAAAAGAGAAACAATATAAATGGATTTTTCTAAATATTCTAGAAGTAGAAAATGAATTTGAGCTGGTAAAAATATTCTTGCAATATGACCCGTTTTTGTATAAAAGTAAATATATAACAAAGTTTTTCAAAACATACGATAAGTACAGAAAATGAGTCTGAGCTACCCACAGCAAGTAATCTACAATACACATCTTAAATCTTCAAGAGCAAATAAAGGTAAACCCTGGAGACCGAGAAAAGACTTCTCGGACTTTGATGAAGTAGATAAAAAGAAAATCTGTAAGATTGAAAATATACTAACTACTAAAAATATAGATATAGAAGATTATTTCAATGCGCCGTATAAATTATGGGATGATAATAGTTTTTATGAACTTAAATTCTTTTCATCCTTTAAAGGTATAAAAGCATATTACTTATGGTATACAAAGTTAATGTTTACCGACCCTGATAATACAGTAATCGTTAATGCAGTGAAGGTTGGTTGGAAAAATATTTTCGATAAATGTAAGAAACATAAATTTACTTCTATAGATGACTATTTTAATCTAAAATCTTACTACCCTGAATTTTTAGTTGATTTAAGTGAGAGAAAAATTACTTATTTCAATATACTTGCTGCTAGGGATTACAGCAAGATAATAAAAAGAATCCCTAAAGAAGAAGTTGATTTTATTGAGAATGACTTCTATAATACTATTGAAACGTTAAGAGCGAGATATTATCAATCGAAGCTCAAGACATTAAATATAAACATAAAAAATAAACTAAATAAAATACTAAGATAAATTATGTCAGCATATAATCAAGAAATGTTCGCTAAAATTAGCGAGGCGATGAAAACAA